TTTCCACGGACTACGCTCGCACTTGGATTTTTAGATAAAATATAACTCTTAACCAAGCTGAAATAGTCTTTGTCAGGAGCACTTGCTGCCATCCCCATTCCTTGTAACCAAGGGTGGCTCAAGATTGAGTTACCAAAGACTGCGACTTTGTTAGGAATACTTGATACGGTTGATAGGTTACCGCTATTATCTACAATTAAGCGGTATTTAGTGCCATTCGGACTGACAAGCATAGGTGTCTTTTTGAACAGCTCTAAGCCAGATACGATTGGTTCAATCTTATCAACTTTCTGTTTCAAGATTTCAGCCTTTTCTTTTGTGCTTTCATCTGCGACCTTATAATTAAATGGGATAGCATTATCTGTCCCATACATAATCTTTCCAGAATACCCAGCGTTGTTCGTAACGTGTTGTGCATCTTGAATTAGATTACGTTCACCTTTAGCAGCATAGACCGTATTGTCATGCGCTTCAAAGAACAACTGCTCACCGTAGAAGATTTCTCGTTCTTCATTGATAACGTCAATCGTGTTGTATCCAACACTCAACTGCTTTTGGAAAGTCCGAGGAGATACAATCAAATCATTTTGGTCGATGTTTCCAATAGCAAAGTTGTATGTGCCAGCTTGCTTTACATACACGTTAATCGTATCAATGAATCCACGGCTCTTCTCCCATTTCTTGATAGGGGACATATAGCTTAGGTTATTGACGGTTGTTTGTTGTGTGGTGTCGATGCCTGTGATGTCTAGTCCAAATTGAGTGGTACTGTTGTCTGGAATGATAAACGGTACTTTTGAAGTAATTGCACTTGTACCATATTCGAGACTATCAAGGTTTCTAGCACCACCAAGCCCACCTTGGAAGATTTTAGACGGTTCATCAATCGTTTGGCGACTAATAAGGATATACCCATCAATGGTTGGTGTGAAATCTCTTGTAATCACCTCATCTTTGGATGAAAAACTAAGTATTTTAGTACCTGATTTGTCGAAATAGTGCGTAAACACTCCACGGATGTTTTTCAATCCGTAAGTGACTCCAGCTTTTAAGTTAACCGCTGGATAAGTGCCCCATGTTCCAGCATCGTAAGTACCATTACCGTTACCAGACCACGCCTTGCCGACTTTGAAAGTTTTCTCATCGAGAATTTGTTTCACGACATCGACAAAACTCAGCTCTTCCGGTTGGATATCGAGCGAAAGTTTAGGGATTTTCAACGAGATATAATCATTTGGAAGATTGGCAAAGTCCACGTTTGCGTTTCTCAACTCTTTCAAAGAAGCGTTGAATACTTTCGCATTCTCGTTCGGCTTCGATGTGATGTAAAGGATAGCATCTTCACTAGCTACATACTCGGCAGTGACCAGATCATCTGACTGTGAGAATTTCATTAATAAGCGTGTTCCGTCTTTTGAGACAACATAGCTAAATACTCCACGGATATTCAGCAAGTAGAACTTGTCACCTTTATTAACAGAAATTGGCTTGTATCTGAACCAGCCATTCGAGTTGAAAGTACCCATATTCTTGTTCCAAAACCATACAGACTTATCAATCTTATTCTCATCTTTTAATAGCTGTTCGACTTTCACGAATACGCTATTATCTACTTTCTTTGAGACCTCATCCTTGGTCGCAAAGCGTGTTCTAATATCCTTGATGTCCTTACCGACTTCAGTAGCTAGATTTTCAAGGTTTCTCATACTCATTTAATCACGCTTTCGCTGAGTTATAAGCAGAAACAAGGTCGGTTGTTTCAAGATCTGTGAATTTTTGACCTAATTCGGTCATTTTAGAGACAATCGCACCGTCTGTTGAGCCACCTGTTGTAGTGATACGGTCAGCAATTTCTTTCAACGTGTCCAATTGTTCTGGCACGCCCTCACCCAAAATTTCAGCTTTAACATCTGTCTTTGCTTGGGAGATTGCTTGAGTCATAGCGGATGTTGAAGCTTTATCCGCAACATCTAACTTGATTTGTTTCACATCCTGTCCGACTGCTTGTGCGAATTGTGTTAGTTTTTCAGTGTTTAATGACATATTTAGTATCCTTCCTAAATTTTAGCTAGATTGTATAGTGTAGTAAGGTCTGGCAATTCGTCAACGACTCCAGCTCCTTGATGGTCATTGATGTATTTAGCAACTTCATCCCTAACATTATTTTTTACTAATTCAAGTTCTGACTCACTTGTGAATTTTTCAGCTGACTGGGTGATTTCTAACCTTGCAGAGCGATCACTTGGGAAAATATATCCGTCACATTCTGCCTCAATTAGGTAAGAACCAACGGGGAGAACTTTGTTGATCTTAAAAGTGACTTTTGAATTTTCAACTGTACCTTCAAATGTTGCTTTTCCATTTTGGTTAAAAATCCTAATTATTGCATTCTTACTGTTTAAGTCATTGATAGGATTCATCTGCTCATCTAATAACCAATATCCAAAAGTGGAGGCTGTGTCGCCTTGCTTGACGACATCGCCACCATCAAACTGCTTTAAATTGGTAGAATTTAATCTCATAATCTACCTCCATCTTTCGTAGTCTATTTTCCAGTTTGACCTTGCGTAGTTTGTGCACGTTCTTCAATAGCCTTAACTACTGAAGCACTCGCTTCTTCAATAGCCTTAGAGACTTCCGCAGCGTCTCTTGATTGGCTGTCAATGAAACGTTGGAAGTCATTGTCTTCAAGCATTAAATGCTTAGCTCCGTTTGACTTCAATTCATCAACAGTGCTAATGTCGCCGATTCCGAAAACGTGACCGTTAACGATTCCAACATATCCTTGATTTCCAGATTTACTTCTTACTACAAAATTCATAATATCTTCTTCCTCTTCTTTCTTGTTTAATTCACTTCCAATGATAACGACGTTCTTATCCAATCCGCCAGCAAGCCCTGTGCTTGTGAATTGCCACCAGCGTGTATGTTCCATATCTGGATATACACCCCAGTAAGGTTCTGCTCGTACCTCGTAATCTGGATAAGGCGCAATCCATAAGCTATTAGGATATTTAGCAGTGATTTGCTCTACATACACATTTGCCAGTGTGTAAGGTTTGTAACTGTAGTAGATTGGCTCGAAGCCGTTTGCCTTGCAGACGTCCATAAATGCCAATACCGCATTAGTGTTAGCTTGCTTGTCTCCACTGGCCCCATCCTCGTAATCACATACAAGGTATCTAGAGCGTGATGGTAAGTTGCTAACAAAGTAGTTAGCTTCAGCTTGCGCAGTGCCTACATCTCCACCGAAACGGGCAAAATGGTAGTAACCAATACAGTTACTTGTGTTGGTTTGTTGTGTCATGACTGGACTTAACCAACCGGCACCCTCTGACGCCTTAATAATTGTATTGTTAGTGCCAGCCGCTTGACAGATATCAGTTAGGTCGGCGGCTTGGTAAGCTGACACGTCAATAAAGTAGTCGCCTTTTTCAAGTCCGCCCGACTCGATTTCAGAACCATCAAACGGCAACTCAAACCAACCAACCATGCGCTGGCTTGGTGCGTTCCAGTCGACATAACTAAATGTTCCATCATCTGACAAGTTCCTGCAAACTCTGCGAACCCATCCACCGTTATAAAGAGCATCTGCATTGCCGTCTATATTCTGCTCGATGGTTGTGATCGTTCCGTCTGCGTGTTCTGCTACCACGAATCCAATATGGCCAAATTGATGATTTGGCGAACAATCAGAAACGAATACAGACCCGATAGGAGGGTTGTTAGAACCGTTGAAATACGTAACTTTCAACCCCAGCGTTGAGGCTCTGTCAAGTCCGTTGATAGCGTTTAAGTAGCTAAAATTGAGATTGTACAATCCTTGGTACTGCAAGATATTGTCAATTAAAGCCACGCATTGCCCACCATACGGGTTGGTCGGCACGGTAACACGTTGATTAACTACGCTGTCTAACGTATCTAATAATTGTCTTTGAGTAGTCAAGAGACCGCCTCCTTTATGTTAATCTTGGTTAGGCTCTTTATATCCTAGCGCACGGCTTGAATCGCTCAATCCTGTTGTTGTAGGGTCATTAATGACACCGACCAGAACAAGGAAAGCAAACAACACATTCACGAATACCAAGATTTTATCAACGGTTTGCCCAAATTCCAGCTTGATACCAAAAATATCAGCAAAGGCTTGAAAGAACAATGCCAATGCTGGCACAAGTGCAAGCCAAAAGTTCTTGTTTTTGATACGTACTGACCAGTTAATTTTGTTCATAATATTACCTCTTTTTTTATTTTAATTATTTTTACTTTGAATGAGAGCCTTCAACTCTTTCATGTCCTCGCTCAAGGCTTTAACCTGCTCTGCGAGAATGAGTAGAGATTTGTTCTGTTCATCGTGATTATCTAATCGTCTAACAGCTGTCAAACGAAAATCACGCATATTCTCAATATCCTTTTCCATTACAACCATGCGCTTTTCCTGCGCAATAATTGTACCTTTAAAATTGCCGTAAATTCCCAGCAGAACGCCAATAAATCCAATAATCATTGAGATGTCCTCTGGTGTGAAATGTACCATAAATCACGCTCCAATTTGTTTAAATAGCAGGTTTTTCTGCTGTTTCTGTTGCCGGTTTTTCTGCTGTTTCTGTTGCTGTTTTTTCTGTCGAAGCACTTGGTTTTTCTTCTTTAGGCTTCGTCCATTTCCAGATACCAATCTTACCGTTTTGGTAAAGGCTGTTCAATTGGTCCAAGGTTTCGCCCTGATAGGTGAATGGCTTATTCACTTGAATCATGACACGCTTGCCTTCTCCAAAAGCTTCTGTATGTCTTTGATCTTCAAGAGTGAAGATTTCTTGCGGGTGGTAAGTCTTCCCTACTTCTCCAAGATCTACTAACTCAAGTCCACGCTTAAAGATTGTAGGATCCATTGGATTGTCAATATCTGTTACACGAGCTAAAAGATTCCAATCAGCAACGTCCTTGATCTTCTGGATTTGATTGGCTTTTTCTTCGTTATCCTTAGTAAGAGCTTGAATCTTGGCGATAGCATCATTGTTAGCTTCGACAGATTTGTCTAACTCTTTCTTGATGGCTACTACTGCGCCAGATGTGTCAAGTTCCATGCTGACGATGTTCAATACTGCTTCGATCAATGCAGCATCATCTTCGGTCATGCGGTTTGTTGGCAAAATTTCCTCAAAGACACGGTACGGGAAGTCTTGCTTGATTGCTACCTTGGTAGTGTTAGCTACTGCATCGTATGATTTAAATTGTACTTTGTAATCCATTATTTATTTACCTCGTTTTTATTCTTGATTTCTTCAAAAAGATCCTTCAAGTCCTTATCGGACTCTAGGACAGAGCGATAGCTTTCAACTTCCTGAGCAAGTTGAGCTACAAGTTGCTGCGACTGTGTCAATCGTGCCTTAAATTCAGCTTCGTTGACTGTCTTGTTTGCCAATTGGTTGACTAAATCAGTGATGATTGCTATACATGTATTTTCTTCCATCTATTTACTCCATCATATAATGTTATCTCGATTGTAAGAGAAGGTGTCTAGCATGCTTTGCACTTTCGCTTTCATTGCACCAGACATATTAATTTGACCAAGGGCATGTGCCCACAATTTCCATAGTGCAGCCACGCTTTCATCCAAACGGATAAATTCGGTCGGGCTGTCTGTATCTGACTTTGTTTTTTTGGGGATAACAAAATGCCTGCACCAAATTTCTGAGTTTTTCTTCCAAATTCCTGGAGTTAATGTCTGGGTTACTACACTAAAATTCCAGCCATCATCACCAGAAGCATGACGCATGTGGTTGTAGTCTCCATATTGAAAAATTTTATCAACCTCATTGTTTGAATTATTGTCGATCACAACTCCTGCAAAAGAGACAGAATTCCAATTTTTCGAACCGTTCCGATTACTGCCAATAATCGTCCTCGAATGTTTCTGATTATGTTCAATGCTAGACTCGTATCTTATAAAGTGTGTTGGATATCCTGCATCTTTCCGCACAATAGCCGCTGTATTACTTGACATAGTTAATTGATTTTTAACTAAATCAAAAAGAAGGGATCCATCTGATGACTGTATGCGATCTCCAGTAAAGCGATTTGCAGAAATATCAATCGAAGCTAGTTGCGTAATAAAGGCTTTTTGGGCCATTAACTCTCTGATAAATGCTTGATTAGTCACAAGTTTGTTGATCATGGCAGAATCTACCAAAATCTTATCTGCTGTGACTGCATTACTGGCGAGAATCTGAGCTGTTACTGATCCAGCTTCCATGTGTCCTGTTCGGACGCTCTGAGATGCCAGATGCCGGCTCGTGATAGATCCATCAACTACCATGTCGCCTTTCACCTTGATCAATTGAGCTATCAAGGCAATGGACTCAGGCTCTTGCACCATCAAGGAACTAATCGTTCTCCCGTTGATGCTCTTTCCAGTACCGAAGGAAATTTGACTTGGTGTGATTTGGATATCTGTTTTTCTCACCATATCACCAATTTGGTTGGTGATTGTTGTAAATTGCCCATCTACTGTCTGCTTGTACTCAGCGATCTTGGAGGATATAACTTGGTCACTATTTTGCTTTAAATCTTCAAATTTTCTTGTGATTCCAGCTACATCTTCAGTGTATTGAGATTTAGCAACATATCCTTGTTCTAGAATCTGTCTGGTTGCTTTCAGCGCATCAACAGCAGCTTTTTCAGAATAGGTCAACATGCGTTGTTCAAGTTCACCGGTTGGACCAGTCTTAGTCTCTAATTTCGTTAATTGAGTAGATAGGCCTTGGATGGTCTGCTCAAATGTTGCTTGCGCTTGTTCTACCAGATAATTTTGATCTTCTGGGGCAGGCTGCCACAAGCGGTCATTGCTTCCTTCGTAAAAATCCAGTTCGGTCATAAATAGACCAGACCAGCCTGTATTGTTGCCTATATATTGAAATTCCAGATATCCTTCATCAAAATCCCCTGTATTAAAACTAAACGATTTCTTGATAGCTCGTGTAGAGTCAAAAACTGGTGATCCGGTTTTTCTATAAATAAGATCAGAAGCTTCATAATCACTCGTAGAACCTTTTCCCCGTTTTCTAAAAATGATAC